TTGCATTGATTGTGTTTATATTTGTTGTTTGCGTAACTAAATTTGCATTAGCAAATATCTGATAGGCACCAATGTTGGCATTGATTGTGTTTATATTTGTTGTTTGCGTAACTAAATTTGCATTAGCCCATATCTGATAAGCACCAATGTTGGCATTGATGGTATTGATATTTGTTGTTTGTGTTGCTAAATTTGCATTAGCAAATATCTGATAAGCACTAATGTTTGCAACAACATTTGATATGTTACTGCCCTGAATATTTGCTAAAATTGCATCTATGTTAGAACTGATGCCTTGACCAATACCGGTTATAGCAGAAACAACATTAGCTAATTGTTTATTAGTAGCCAAAATATTTACACCGCCGGTTGTTGCTCCGTCTTGCACTCTAAGAGTTTGTAATCCAGTGTCTAAGAAAAGTTCTCCCAATGGACCGACGTAAGTATTGGCTGCAGCAGTGTTGCCACGTTTCATTAAAATCTGTGATATATTGATAGTTGTCATTTTATAAAGATCCACCATCTACTGTAAAAGTATCGCCATTTGGTGCAGCAGAGCTGCTGTAATAAGCAGGAAATATTTCTAAATCCAACGGCACTGTGTAATTATCATCAATATACATAGGACTAGTTTGATTTGTATTAATAACAGTCGAGTTAAACGCCAGTTTATAAAATCTTTGTTCTAAACTATTTATAGTATCTTTATCAAACGTAAATGTGCCTTGACCTGATTGAATATTCGCCCAAGTAACAAGATAGCTTTTCACTGTTAATTTATTAACAGGATCTTGAATACTAGCAGTAACAGTACTGCCAGTAAGATCCACTGCTTTTTGATCTTGATTCTTGATTAGAACTTGGATTGGGTTGTCTACACCCTGATATATTTTTATTGGTCGGCTATACACAACTCGGTTCCTCACGGTAAATATACTAGGATCAAAAACTTGGACCTCAACAGTATTTGGATATAAATATAATTTTAAGGTTTGCATAATGATCTATCTTTTGTGTATTTAGTCAGAATCGTGGAAGAAATAAAACAGCTTTTAGACCAATATCCATATCTCACCTATTTGATCTATGGTGGTAATGAATATGTGGGAATAATTCAGAATTGTGATGAGCAAATCACCACAATTTATGACTTTGGAAGTCTAAGAACCGCCGTTCAGAAACAAAAATTTTTAGAGTTAGGTGAGATTTGGTGGTGGGAAAGCAACCGGGTCATTCCGATAAATGTGTTCTTAAAGCATGAATGGACCGACTTGAAATTCAGCGTCAAGACCATGAACAGCAAAGATGTGAATATAAAGATGGGTCCTCAGCTTAGTCTGAAGGACATGGCATCAAAACGCAGCAAGCGTCGCAGTATTACACTAGTCCGACGCTTGGGTTAATAGATTCATGTTTACAATAACCAAATGACTGTAACTAATTGCATGGCTCTTTTTAAACGCATAACTGTGATCTTCGGGTCTCTGCCAAACAGTTTGAGCTACCTCTTTCCATGTCTTGCCAATCAAATGACGTTTTGCAGGTCGTATCACTGCTAGAAACATTGCCATTCTAGGCACAGAATTCACAGCTTCAGGCATGCGTATCAATGTTTCATAATGAGCATTGATATGAATCAGCCGGGCACAAAAATCAGGTTCATACAAACGATGCCACTGTGGTTCTGCGGTCATCAACTGAATCAGATGCTGTTCACTCTTTATCTGCGTATATAATGACACATTCAGAAAGTCCAGCTTGACATAGCCACGCTGCTCGGCAGTTTCATGATCAATGGCAGCGAATCCACTGAACGGATCTGTGGGTATATCTGTTACATAAACACCTGTGTTGTGCTTGACAAGCTTGTCATTTCGCAGAATGCTGGCGGGTGTATGCTGTAACAATGCCAATGCTGCAGATCTATCTGGAAAGTCTATGTCAATATCTGATTGAAACTTCATTTCCTAGACTCTGTTTGCTGCCAGCGTATTGGTTTCATTATGCCCATCTCCATAAAAACATATTAGCTAATTGTTGATGTTCTGGTCGAAATATGAACCAGATTCTCTGTGATCTACTCGATACTCCCCAATCATAGTCTATAAATCTTGTTAACCCTTGCCCAATGCACCACTTATGCATTTCTTGTCCATGTGAAAACGGACTTTTTCCCTTAGGGAATCTTATCTTTATTTTTACAGTATATATTTTGTCTGCTGTCATAGTCCTGCTGTACGCAATATCTCTTTGGTCCATTCTGCGTCTGCCAAATGATCTCTGAACTTTCTCTGCCAAAAATCAGGATCAATCATGTGCAAGATCAATCCCACTTGTTCTTCTGACAAGTTTCCGAGAAAATCTACGCCGCTATCACAATTATACACTATCCAAGGACTAATACGTCCTGTAATAATATGGTGGCAGATACGATTGTTATTGCCATATCTAAAATAATCGACAAATCCATTTTTAAGTTCTGGATGTTCATCTGCGTAATGCTGCATTTCTTTTAATGCACGCTCTAACGCATCTTGTACTGCTTCTTTTTTGAGATAATCAGGCAACCATTCTGTGTATAACTTGTCTGAACACCAGATATCTAGTTTCTTGTTGTTCCTGAGTAACCAATCTAGAAATACAGAAAAGTTCACACAACGAATGGTCTGACAATAGCGACCAAACTTTACAAATGCATTATAATATGGGCTATCTGCGAAATCTGCATAAGTCTTGGGATTTGTTGATCGTTGAGTTGTTGCATAAAATCTCAGGTATGCTTTAAAACCCAATTGAACTCCTGTCTCCCGTTCTTGCTGCCAACGACGCTTGCCTTCACACAGATGTGCAGCCAGTGTCTTTTCACGCTTGAATAACTTGTCGCAATATTGACACTTAAAACTCGTCTCGGATTCGTTTGTCGTCCCATCCATGTTTTCTTGCCAGATCTTTAAGAGATTCTTTATCATTCAGTTCTGCCAATAATTTTATTTCATCAGGTTTAAGTTCAGGAAAAATTGTTTGAATAAATTTTTCTGTTTTGTTGTTTGCAGTTTTTTTCTTGGCAGATATCCAGCTGTGTCTCTGTTTGCCCATATTAGGGCTCACTGTTGTAGCTAGCAACCACTGAAGCTTCTTGTGTTCTTTGGTAGAGATATCAAAAAAGTTTCTGTTCAGCCTTTCATTCACACTCATCAAATAATAAGCCTGCAGCTCTGCAGGCCCATCTACACAGGATCCCCATCTGATCATGAGATAGGGACTGAACTTCTTGCGCTCCTCATCCGTGAGGTCATCGTAAAAGGCTCTGTCCTTGAGATCAAAGCGCGACATTTCATAACTGATATTCAGTTTGTCTATACTGGATGCCACATTAATCCCCGGTCTTGTTCTTGTGCTTGCAACTCAAACAGCATTATAGCACGGTCTACTGCTTCCTGCAAGCCTGGACTTTTTTTGCTGAGTCGATATATGTCCATCCACTGGGCTTCACGATGTATTTCTGTCAGAGTCTGTTCATAATTTTCATAGTGGTTTTTTGACAAAGGTGATACTTGTTTACCATCTACTTTCATGTAAGAACAACTAGAACCATCCTCGTAATCAAATCGAGTTATCTCAGTTGTCTTTTTTACTATTAGCGACATATTCATATCCAAATTGTGTGTGTGCCCATTTCAGAAATCTCTCAACCTGAGTTGAGTCATCTGGAAAAGATTCTAAATATAGATCTCTGAGTTTTCGCATATTTGCAAATAACTGTGTTTCCGTATATTTCATAAAGTTACCATATCCTGTTGTAATCTACAATTTCACTTTGACGGCTAATGTCTTTGACAAAGAAAACACAGCGAGGACCTTCTACTTTTTCTTCTAATGGCACAGCTAATAGCTGTCCTGGCTTGAGCTTGGGAAAGTACCATTTCACATCTTGGTAGATATCAATGATCTCCACTGGGTAGAACTCAGGTCTAAAGCTGCTTCGTGGATTATATGCAAATGCACTGAATCCTCGGTCGTTAATACTAGTCAATGGCACAACTTCCAAATCTCCTACCTCATCTTCGCCGATTAACATTTGCCAGTCTACCGGCATTTTGACAGTGTGTGAGCCGATCTTTAGTACTAAGGCAGGGCTGTTAAAGCTTTCCATAAAGATCAGTGGTATATAGAAATAATCAGGTTCTTTGGGATTGCTGTTGTCTAGCACACAAAAACTAAGTTCATCTATTTCATTGGGAATATCGTCCATTTCAAATGAACGATTAGGGTCTAGGGTTAATATTCTCATGTTTTTCCTTTATCATGACCAATGTAACATAAACATAGTCAGTTGTTCTTCTTTAAACGCAAACTGGTCTCTAGAAACTTGTTTGCCACATTCGTGTTCACTGCACCATTTTGCGAATGAACAAATGTCATCTGAGTTTCGATAGTTTAATCTAACAATAACAGTTCCCAATGAGTTTGTTGTTTGTCCAACTATCCTAACAGTTTTCAATTCAGCTATCCTAACAGTTCCCAATAAGTTTATTTTTTGTTCATCTATCTTCACTGCCAGTCTGCCTTTTCAATAGTGTATGGATACTGAGCTTCAGTATAATATTTTTTTCGTTCAGCGAGATGCCTTTTGGCAAATTTGCAATTGCTAGTGATATCCCAGATTAATACGTTGTCTTTGTCAGCGGCTTTTCTAATACCACGCCCAATAGATTGTATAACGCGAACAAAGCTCTTTCCGGGTTCCACAAGAACCAGATTAAAGATCCTAGGAATATTAATCCCCACAGCGGCTACACCGTAAGTCGCCACAATAACTTTGTCGTCGCTGACAGCAATCTCATCATATTCTGCTTTTCTATCTTTAGCTTTGGTAGATCCTGAAACAAATACTGCATCTGGTAACCTTTCTATTAATGCGTTGCCGGTTGCTATTCTATCGATCAATACCAATGTATTGCCTTGGTTTTTGATCTTGGTGATCATGCTGGCAATGTAATCCAGTCTGCCAGCATCCTCAGTGAGAAAACGCAGTTCGCTTTGATAATCTTTGTATTCTCGATGATCCATCAACTGGACGATATTTACATGACAGTTGGCTAGATGACCGGATTCTTGTAGTTCAGCAGCACTGAGTTGTCCTACTACCTGACCGATGCTGCAAAAGATACTGTGCTTGGCGTAATCTTCTTTTGGTAGTGTGCCAGTGAGTCCCCATCGAATAGGCACTCTCGGAAATATAGTACTGAGCAGACTTTTCAATGCTTCGGCCTTGGCGACATGCACTTCATCAACCATCACACAGATTACGCCGTCAATGAATTCGCCAATAGGGATGTCTGCTTCCCCCTCTTTGCTGCCTTTCATGAGATTATTCAAACTTTGCCACGTACATATAGTATGCGTCCTACCAAACTCTTTT